ACACTTTATAGTGTAATATATGTAAGTAATAGTTTCGACCTTTACGGTCTTGTTTTTAATTTCAATCTTCCTTATGGAGGACTGGAGTAAGAGTATCAAGCAAACCTTCACAACTGACAATGTGTGAATATTCCGTGAAGTCCGGAAGTTTGTTCAGGTAACTCAACAGGTCACTTATTTGGCTTGATTTTAATTGATGCAAGATTTTTATTTCTAAAGTAGAGTAAACTACATTATCAAATCTATATGGGTCTTTCCAGACCCAAAAAAACTAAATGGAAACAACCTTTTAATAGTTGTATACATTATTATTATTTAGAACCATCCAAGCTGTAAAAGCAGCCTCTCGACGATGGCATACTTCTTTTTAACGATTTTGTATTTAATTTATATGTTTCAATATTTTCGGATATTGTTTGTAAATAACGCTTAGAGGATATGTGCGTTAAGTTTTTAAACATCCTTTATCAAAATACCTTAATCAACTAGCCGATATACTACTGGCTATAGTTGGATCTCTTTTGAGATCCATTTTTACTAATTTAATTCAAAATTTTTATGAACCATGATTTTATAAATACTTTATCATGTAAAAGTTTATTGATACCGTCCTTCAATAGACACCGCGATGCGGTAACAAAATGTATGTGTCTGTGTTCTCAAACACAGTTCTAGAAAAGCTATCCGTTAAGATTATTTCGATAAGGCTTTTAAGTCACATTCATGATTTGGAAAGGGGCAAAACAATCCCAATCCATTTATTCATGTCAACGTGAACTTATTAGTACATTTGAAATAATCTTTTCCACAAAGTTTTCCCACGAAGGGTTATAAATCTTTGCGAAAGGAGTGTAAGGGTCTTATGTCGCTAAGTCCGTCTATCTAGTGAGCGTCGTTTTTTCTGAAATGGTCTTCTCATCTCTTTTTCAATCCAAAACCACCCCTTTTTCTTCGTATTTCAATGCGAACACTGATGTTATCCCAATTCAGGATATGCGCAGTATTTTTGTTCAACCTAGTGAGGTTGATTTGAGTAAACTTGTAAGAATTCATTTGCCTAATGGATTTACTTACATTAAAAATGCTACTTATGTTTATGAAATTTATAATTTTATAAAATCATCTGTGGCAAATAAAAATAAAAATAGAAAGAAGAATGTTATTTGTTGTGATCCAGCTATCGACTTTGCCCTTTACTATAAAGGTAGATTATTGTCAAAACAATTAGCCAAGTTGGATTGGTACAACATTAAGAATGAAGATATTATTAATGTACAATTCTTTGTGCTCCGTGGAGGAAGCGATGAAGATATTATACGACAACAGATGCGATTGAAGATTGGTTTGTTTTTTGATAAACAAGCTATGATAATTCAATCAGGTGATTCGATGTATAAATCGAGTTACCAAGTTATGATGGAGTTTATTTGTTCCAAAATATCTCCATCACAAATAGCCAACCAGCATAGTGAGTTTTTAATGAAATTATTCGAAGATTTATCTATATTGATGTATCAGCTAACAAATTCTGAAGATAAAACTTCAATGTTAGTTGCAGCAGTTGCTTTTCTTAAGCTACGTACTGGAAAATCTATTTATGGTAGTATTAATTTTTCTTTGTTAACTGATTATCTTGATACCCTGTTAGATGGGTATGAGATTCAATCTTTTGATGAGAATTTTATTGCCGCTCGTGAATTTTTGGACAAATATGAAGCTCTTAGGAATGCACCAATATTTAGGAAGCTCTATAAATTTTGTCAATATGCTCTCAGCATGTCAATGTTTGAGTGGGCTGGTGTAACATTTGATAAATTGAATTACACAAAAATTGAGGCAGAAACTTTGAAAAAAGAGTTCCATATGGGACCAGATTTCTTTCATTGTATGTTAGATACATTATTGTTTGTGTGTGAACGTGGTTTTCAATGTATGAAATCTGGAAATTTAGATCCTATATACCACTCTGGTTCATCATATGAAAAGTGGTATGATCGAGCTATGGCTCTTAAGGTTCAATCACGTTTGATGTCGGATCCAGAAGCTCATGGTTTGAATAAATTTTCTTATCTTAAGGATTTGACGGAGATTATTGAACAGGGTCGTACAATTACAAAATATGCCGCAAAGTTATCGTCTTATGAACGTTCTGTTACTCGGATCATTCTTGGTGAGATGGAAACAATTCGTTGTACAGAATTATCAAAGCGTGCCGCACAAAAATCACGCAGAGCACCCTTTCCTTTGATGTTAAGTGGTGGTTCGAGTGTAGGTAAATCAACTCTATTAGACCTAGTTTTTTATCAGTTCGCCAAAACTTTTAATTTACCTAGTGAAAGTGAATTTAAATATACTCGTATCTGTTCTGATCCATTTTGGTCAGGTTTTGATTCGTCTATGTGGTTTGTTACCTTAGATGATATAGCTTCGCTAAATCCAAATGTAGCTTCGTCTGGTGGAGATCCATCATTGACGGAAATGTTGAATATTTTTAATCGTGTTCCCTTGGTTACAAATCAAGCAGAGGTCACAGATAAAGGTAGAATTCCCTTTCGTGCTAAATGTGTAGTTGCTACAACGAATACACCGAATTTGAATGCTCATGCATATTTTTCTTGTCCTTTGGCTATTCAACGTCGTATGCCATGGATTGTTGATTGTAAGCCAAAAGAAGATTATACAAAGTTGGGTCAAATGCTTGATAGTGAAAAAGTTCCTCACGTTCCGGAATGTAGATTACCAGATTTTTGGGATTTTACAATATTCCAGATTGTGCCTGTTATTGAGGAACAGAATAGTGTTAGTAAGCGAGCTCAACTAGCTTCCCGTTTTAAATTTGATAATATCCACGATTTCCTTGCTTGGGTTTCCAAAACAGCTATAGATTTTGAAGAAAATGAAAAGAAAATGGAATCTACTGATGCACAAGTTAAAGATATAGTATTATGTCCCACTTGTTATCGCGCAGATTATGCATGTAAATGCAATACTCAAGTTATTCAGGCGGGAGAAGATGTAATTGTATATCAAGGTGTTACTGATGTGCCCGTAGATGTTCTGGAAGAGGAACATGGTTATGATCTAATTAGTGCTAATTTTCTTGATAATTTAATTGATCGTTTTGTGTATATAATATGGTTGAGTATGAATACTTTTTATTTTGATCGTTTAGTATTTCGTGTTTTTATGCGTTTCTCATGTACTCGAAACTTCACAATTACATTTGTACGAAATATCATAAAGAATACACGTATTGCACGTAGTTTCTATGGTATGGCAGGAACGAGGATTCGTAATCGTTGGTTCTTATCAGCCAAAATGAATGCATTGGCTGATGGATTATTGTTGGGTATTTCTTTTATATCATCTTTTGTGTTAATTTCTAAAATGGTCAAATATATGACAAAGAAAGAACCTATGGTGCAAGGAGTCCAAAATTCTCGTGATACTGGTATGGCTCCAAAGCCAAAAGCTGATGAGCGTATCAATGCCTGGTATAAACATGACTATGAGGTCACAAATTTTGATGTTTCCCCAATGACAACGTCGTACAAGAGTTTTAATTTTGATCAAATTTTGAATGTTTTGAGCCGTAATTGTGTATCTTTCGTTTCAGAATTTACAAATGATAGTGGAGAAATTGTGCGTCGCACAAATAAAGCATTCTGTTTAGCTGGACATACTTTTGTAGTTAATAATCATGGTTTACCTGCAAAGGGTGATTTTCAATTAACAATTACCCAAAATTTGAGTGATCATGGTGTTAATGCGAACATTACAGTTATGGTTACACAGAAGGAGGTGCGTCGATATCCAGAAATGGATGTTGCAACACTTTATGTTCGTGCTATTCCACCTATGAAAGATATAACTGGATTATTCATGAAGCCTACCTTTAGAGGTCGATTCAATGGCTCTTATATTACACGCATGGCCCATGGTGACGTGCGTAAAACTCGTATCCGTGGTGCAAATTTTCAAAATATTAGAGTTCCATCGTTGGATAACATTGAATTTCCTATGTGGGTAGGCACAGTTGCTACTGGTGAAAGTACAGCAGCAGGTGATTGTGGTTCTCTCTTAGTTGCAGATGCACAATTAGGCCCTATTATTGTTGGTATGCATTTGCTTGGGCACACTACAGAAAATACTGTGTGTTCATTGGCTATTGATAGTGATCTTGTGACGAAATTATTGTTAGCTCAAGGTGAACCCACAGTTCAATCAGGTGTGCCAGCCTTATCATCAGTAACAGCTAAACGTGTTGTAGGTGCTCTTCACCATAAGAGTACTATTCGTTTTTTGGAGGAGGGTACAGCTAATGTGTATGGATCATTTATAGGTTTTCGTCAAGCGCCTAAGTCCAATGTCGCACCAACTATATTAGCTCCTATTCTTGAGAAGGAGGGTTACACTACCAAATTTGGTGCTCCAGTTATGGCTGGTTGGGAACCATGGCACATTGCTGTTAAGGATATGACAAATCCAGTTACACAAATGGATACTAGTTTGTTAGAAGAATGTGCTGATGATTTCTACAACGATATTATTGAAAATTTACCAGAAAATTGGGAAGAAGAGGTCCATGTGTACGATAATTTTACAGCAATTAACGGTGCTGCAGGTGTGGCTTATATTGATGGAATTAATCGTAATACGAGTGCCGGAAATCCATGGAAAAAATCAAAGAAGTATTTTCTTAGATCAATTGCAGCTTGTGGTGAAAATTTTGATCCCGTCGAAGTCGATGAGGAGATTATGGATCGTGTTTATGATTGTATTGATAAATATCATGCTGGTGAACGCTATATGCCAAATTTTTGTGGACACTTGAAAGATGAAGCAACCAAATTTTCGAAAATTCTTGCAAAGAAAACACGAGTTTTTACGGGTGCTCCATTTTGTTGGTCTATAGTTGTGCGTAAATATTTATTATCAACAATTCGTTTGATACAAAATAATCGTTATGTGTTTGAAGCAGCAGTTGGTACTAATGCTCACTCTTTGGAGTGGCAGGAGATGCGAGAGTATTTGACCAAATTTGGTGACGATCGTATGATTGCTGGTGATTATGCTGCTTTCGATAAAAGTATGTCATCAACTATGATTTTATTGTCATATAAGATTTTATATCGTATTTGTAAGACTTCGGGGAATTATTCTGAAAATGATTTGAAAGTCATTGCTGGTATTTCTGAGGATACAGCTTTTCCATTGATTGATTTTAATGGTGATCTTATTGAGTTCTATGGGAGTAATCCATCTGGTCATCCACTCACTGTTATTATCAATGGTTTGGCCAATTCATTGTATATGCGTTATTGCTATGCTAAATTGAGTCCTGCTGGAAACGCTAGGAATTTCAAAAAACATGTTAGCTTAATTACT